AATGCAACACTTGAAGCAGTAAATTTTGTCATTTCCTGCCTCATTTTTCTTATACCTTCTGCACCTTCTTTAATTAATACTAATCCACCACGAATAGCATCCGAACCAAACATATCATTTAGTAAAACTGATTGCTGTTCTTCTGTAAAATTTTTCATTGAGTTATGCAATAACTCTGCTATTTCTTCCATACTTTTAATCTTACCAGAAGCATCATAAAAAGCACTTCCTCCATCAGACTCTAATAATCCTACTTTTTCAAATGCTTCTATGGCAGGCTTAGTTGTTGGTATTAATCTTTGCAACATTGTTTTCATGGACGTGCCAGCATCCGACCCTTTTAATGCATTTTGTGCAAATACCGCAAGTCCTGTACTTACATCATCTAAAGTTAATCCCAAACCACCTGCTACATTAGAAACTTGCGATAAAGCATATTTCATTTCTCGTACATCAGTTGCAGAAGCGTTAGCTGCACCGGCTAATAAATTAGCTACTCTTGTTGAATCGTTCATCTTAAATGCATTCATTGATGTACTCATTATTTCCGCAGCTTCTGGTAAAAATAAATCACCAGCTGCTGCTAAATCTAAAGCAGATTGTGAAGCATCTCCTAATACATCTTTTACATTAATACCTGCTTTTAATAATTCGGTCATGCCTTGTGCTGCTTCTAATGCAGAAAATTTAGTACTTTTACCTAGTTCTAATGCTCGTTGTCGGATTAACTCTATATCTGCACCTTGCATTCCAGTAAGTGCTTTTATATTACTTATCTCTGCTGTAAAGTCCATAGATTTTTTGGCACTATTGGTAATTAAACCACTTATACCAACAGCACCAGCTCCAATTCCCAACATACCTAATGGTGTAGTAACGGTATTACTTACCTTATCAAATCCGGAAGAAACTTTATCTTTTAATTTTATAGTTATATCCCATGCTTTAGACGTAAGCTTTTTTAATCTACCTTCAACTTTTTTTACTGTTGGTTCTGTATCATCTTTAGGCTTTATTTTAGGCTCAACAGTTTTTTTAGCTATTTTTTCTAATATATCATTTGTTTTATTTAACTTATCTTCAATACCTTGTGTATCGAATTTAGGTTCAATTTTAGTATCAGAAAACTTTTTCATTACTGTTTCGGTTTTCTCTATACGTTCTTCAAACTTTTTAACATCTTCATCTATCTTTTTAAGTCTAGCTGTAAGCCTATCTTGCATAGATAAAACTAGTTTTAATCTATAAAACTCATCTGCCATTTTCATTCTCCATTTCTTTTATTTTTTCTTTTTCCACTTCTAACTCTACTTCGATAGATGCTATTAAAAATTTACGTTCCATAAATGACATATTAAAAAATTCTGATGGTCGAATATTTCTTCTAATACTCAATGCATGGACTACAGATAAAATATTATTTCCGGATTTTATAAGTTTTTTATATCATCAATACCAACGTTATATCCACTAATTTCTAAAACAACATCACCTAAAAGAGAGATTTCACCACCAAGCAAAATGCGTTTTAAAACTTCTTCACCACTAGAAGCACGGAATTTATTTAATAATTCTGGAGCACCCCAATTAGGCTTTACAGTAGATGCCATAATAAGCCCCATATTAAAACCTTCTGTATCTAAAACTTTTTCTATTTTATTTCTTCGTTCAACTGTACGTGTATTGCGTTCACGTACTCTAAAAACTTGTTTACCAGTTAAAGCTTTTAATGTAACTGGTATACCTAATCGTTTTAATGGAACAATCATTGTTGGTTTATCATCAGCATTACTATTAAGTAATGCTGCGATAATATCTTCTTCACTCATATCTTTATTTATTTTTTCTTTTACTTTTTCATCTACAACAACATTTTCATTTTCAAAATCTTCATTTCTAGTAAATTTATTATTCATTTTTTATTCTCCTTTTAATCTTCTAAAATAGGGTCAACTAACTCATAACCTTCAAAAGTAAATGGCCAACTTTCTTTAATTTCAGCTCCAGCCTCCCAGTTAGCTATATCAATACTATCAAACATGACATTTTTTAATCTAATACGTTCATATCCCCAAGCTTCTGGGTCCTTAAGTGCATAAAGTAATTCTGTTCTGTATGAAGGATTATCCGAATTTATAACTACTCCTACTTCTTGCATTAACTCATCTGTAACTTTATATCCTTCAATAGAACCAGACCCTTTTAATGTTAAAACTTTATGTCTAACCCAACGGTCTCCGCTTAATTTTAATTCTGCCTTATTTATATCAACTTTGGCTGTAGCCTTATTATATTGACTTAACCATTTGCCTTCGTGGTAAATGTATCCATACGTACCATTTACTACTCGCATTGAGTCTGTACTCATTAATTATCACTCCTTATTCACAAACAAAATCACTAAATATTTTTTCCATTACATCAGTGATATGTGCAGACCATCTTAAAAATACCTGGTCAGCTTCTGGCTTAATAGTTGCATTTGCACCGTGATATGTTGGATTTAATTCTACTGTCCAAGTACCTTGTTCAATAATGCCACCCTGAGCACATACTTCCATGTATTGACTACAAGCACCAATTAAAGCAAGTTGCCCTTCAGTTGTGTTATTTATTTTGCCAATATAATTATCTTCTGCTGTTTGTTGTAAGTCAGTATCAATGGCATCCATGGTTCTAATACTACGAATTTTTTTAAATGCATTATTTTGGTCTTGTCTTAAAGTAATTAAAGAATTAATACCTTGTAAAACCTTAACAATTCTACCATCGTTAATAAAAAGGAATACACCGTTTGTAACTGCTGTTTCTTGCTCAGTTCTTGTCCAACGTCTAGTAACATCATCAAATGGAGTAGCTGCATAAGTAGTACTCTCTGTCATATTTTGCCCTGCAATTAAACCAGCTACATAAGGTGCTAAATCGGCACTAGAATATTTCACATCATCAAGAATTACTCCAGTACCAATATTAATAACTCCCTCATGATTAAATCCAGCAGAACGCTGAACGGCTTTTTCTACTGCGTCATCAGCAACATCATCTTCGGAAGAACCACCCATAACACACATAATTTTTTTACCTTGTGTTCTCATACGCGTAACCCAAGACGCTATACTTGTTTGAATAGCTTCATCCGTAACGCCATCTAAAGAAAGAATATTAAATTCTTGTGTCTCTAATACATCAAGTAATTTAATATAATCTGTATTAGAGATTCCAGTAATACCACTATTCCCACCAGTTAATGCTTGAGAAGTAATATTTTTAATATCTTTACCACTAATGTCAGGGCTTCCTTCTGCTTTACTAGCCAAGATATAAACATTTGCCGTATTTACTGTATCAATCAATTCTGCCCATGTAGCAAAACTATATGTGTATAATAAAGCGGTATTTTCATATAATTTCATGTCAAATGTACCTTCATTAGCAAGTGAAGGGGCAATCGTTAATTTGAAATTATTTCCTCGTTCTCCTACATATTTTGCAGTTATTTTCACTACATCTGTATCTGTTTCATTTTGCAGGGTTAAACTTGCTTCTTTAGCGGTGCTATCCGCCAATCTATAAGCAAGTATTTTTTTTGCTCCTCCTAATGTACACATTTTAAGTGTTTTATAAAAAGTAGAGCCATTTGTATCTTCTAAAGATCCGAATTCATTTAAAATATCGCTTTCTGTAACGATAGTCGTAAAACTATTTGTTTTACCCCAATGTGCTTTAATTGGTAAAACAACCGTTCCTCTATCTCCAGTTTCAATTGCTGCAAGTCCAGCAGATTTAAAATTCATATAGAAGCCCGGTAATTTAGGTAAGTTTGTTGCTTCCCATGCTCCACCAGCCATTTATTAATCACTCCTATTTATTTTATTGGTTTATTTAAAAAATCATTTATTAAATTTCTCATTTCTTCAACTCCATAAGCTTGTATAGGCTTACCGTGAATAGCTCCATCAATAACTTCTGGATTACAGCCAAAAACCTTACGAGATACTGCTTTTAAATCTGTAATAGAATACTTAACAATTGGAGCTACAACTTGTTTACTTGTTTGTTTTGATGATTGTTTTATTACTTCTTCTGCCATTATTTCCACCTTCTTTCAATTTCAGATAAGTTAATTCTTCCATCAAAATATGTTTCCATCATTAATGGTGCTTCAACATATGGACGTTTTACTTTACGTGCTAAAGATAATTTAATTTGACCTTGTTTCAATGCGTCTGTATAAAAATGTCCTGATACATCTTTTACAGTCATATACCAACGGTTTTTAATATCCAAAGGAATTTTTATTGCCGTTTTGATATCTTCAATTAATTTCATTGCAATATTTAATTCTTCTACTGCATTTCGTCCAAAAATATGACAAGTTATATTCTTTATAACCTCAAAGCCTAATGCACCACATTCTTCAACATCCATGCCATCAAATCTCCATAATATAGATGGACGCTTATATCCTGTTGGCAGGATACCACTATAGCAATCTGTAACTTGTTCGCTTAGCTTTTCCTTACTCCATTCAGCCAAAGCCATTAACCAATTATCATTAATTATTGGACCTTGCAAAATGGCAGGTTGTAGAGCTAGTACATAGAAATTTACACACCTTGTAAGTGCGTCCCATTCTTTATCGACAGTATCATCACTCATACCGTCAGCAATACAAGTTATTGTATCTGTATCATTTGTTCCTAGTAATTGCTTATCTAAGGCATTACTAATTTTTTTTGCCAACTTATCAACTTCTACATAACTAGACTGTTCACAATATGGCCATACTTCTATTCTTGCCCTATATCCTGCCCATGCTGTATTGTCAGTTTCAGTCATTTCTCTAACTATAAGGTATGGTTTTTGTGTATCTGGTGTTGCTGTATGTGGCTCAAATATACGTTCTTCAACTTCTGGAATAGCTTCGATTAAAGCATTTCTTATCGCTTCACGCATTATTTATTCCTCCCATAGTTTTTTTATTGCCATATCTAACTGCTTTTTCCCATATTCTGCTGCAGGAATAATCGCAGGATATGATTTTGTTCCAGGATGATGGATAGGGTTTTTCTTTATTGGATGTGGTAATCCATTCCACATAAAAGCTTTTTTATGTTTTAAATGTATGTCATGAGGAGGCGTTCCCTTTTCTAGATAACGACCATATCTAACACCATGAGAAATAGTCATTTCTATATCATCACCTAACAGCTGTGTATTATGATTTATACTTTGCCTTGCATGTGCTGTACGGTCTTGCCATGGAGCTATAGACTTGGCTTTTCTTTCCATATCATTACTTATATTTTGGCAAAGTAAATATGTTGCAGCTTTTTTACGTCTTAAACTTTCTCTAACACCATCACAAAACATTTTTCTCTCCTCTTATGAAATAACTTCTAAACCACCATCTAAACTAGTAAGAATACCTTGTATATATCGCGGAATAACTGATATTACCCTAAATCGTTGTCCATAAGCTTCAAACTCATCTGTTATATTTGGTGTACATTTTATATCTACATCACTAGCTGCTAAAAAAGCATACGTTGAATCAGTTTGTTTAATACCTGCTAAAGTATTAGATACATTAACCTGAAATGCTTTTGACTTTTGATTAAAAATGCGTATTAAAAAAGGACCAAGCACAGATTTTTCTATGCTTCGCCCTCCACCTTTAGGAACTTTATTTGTTCTATTTATTATTATTTTTGTTGGATTTTCTGCTATTGTTTTTGCAATATCTTTTTTACGTTCTTCAATGAAATTTTTCATAAGATTTTTGGCACCTTTACTGTAAAAATTCTACTACCTGAAAGATTATTATTTTTTTCTGCCATTTGCTCATACATCTTAGCCATTTCCAAACAATAGCTTAAATAATCACTTGCTGTAGATTTTTCGTAGGTTTCTTGCCCAATACTATATTTTGTTATTTGTCCAACTTCCATTGGTGCAGTAGTAGCTTTTAATCGCCATCCTTGCGCAGCTGCACTATAAATATTATCAGCCTCTGTAAGAAGTTCCTCAATATCTTCATCAGACAAATTAGTATCTTTATCTGTTCCGTCTGGTGGAATAACTTCATGTAGATATTTACGTAATTTCTTTTTAAATTCGTCAGTAATTATCATAATATCATCCTTTTTTTATTAAGCGATTGTTAATTCTTGTACGTTTTCTTCAACTGCTGCAAATACGCCACGATAAGTATAAC